GGAATCCACCTGTACCAGTTTCAGCGCGAAGATCGGCTGACTGACGTGGGTGTAGGTATGCAGCATATAGTTCACCCATACGAGGCAATGCCTTGTTTGTGCGTAGTGATACAACAGCGTTACGGATTTCTGCAACTGTCATTGTGTCTACTGGTAGAACTGTTGCTGATGATGTTGGTGCAGTACCTGATGGGCCATTTGCGTACAGTACGTTAGTTCCTGCTGAGAGGACCTGACCTACTACGTTGTCAATGGAATCTGCTGCGTTGTAAGCGATGATGTCAGCAAGTGCTGAGTCAACATCGTTGAATGAAGTTAGGTTTAACTTCTTTGTTGTTGTAACTGCTGAACCGTATTCGTTCAGTGTTACTGTAACCTGTGATGGGTTACCTAGTGCAATGCTTGAAACATCTGAAGCTTCGCTCAATGTAGATGTAGCCTGAGCCAAATCTGAATAGATTGAGAAAACAACTGATGATCCTGGCATAGCCTGTTGCACGGGCTTAACATCAGCTAGTGAACGCATAACTGGAATGGAACGAAGTGCCATTCTTACATACTGATCGTATGCTGCAGTTACGAGTGCGCTGATGCTAGACGTGGTTGTGGGGGTACCTGTTGGAATTGCCATTAGGTCTAGCCTTTCTGTTATAGGATCGGATTAGAGTCCAGACAACCTAATAACTTCGTCCAGTTCTTCCTTGCTGTTTGCATTCATTAGTCTTTGCATAATGTCTCCGTTATGTTCTGGCGAAGCGCCAGAGTCGGCGGAGTTTGTCATACGCTTATATGCTGCAGCATCGGCTGGGTTTACGTTATGTGTCGCCTGGGTTTGACTTGTTTCAATACCGAATACATCGGCATAGTCTTCAAGCCATTTAGATACAGACTCTTCAGTTGGGTCTATATCCTGTGGGATAAATGAAGCAATTTTGCTGTTTACCCCGCGAGCTGCGAGGGCATCCTTTATTGCTCTTTCGCGCTGCGCCTTATTCAAAGACTCAAACTGAGAACGAAGTTCTTGTAGTTCTTTATCTTTTGTTTTAGATGCTTTGCGTAGTTGCTTTACTAGGTCGTTAGATGAGTCATCCGTTGTGAAGTCGTCATCATCCTCGTAGTCGTAATTGGACATAGTGGTCCTTCTCCCTATTAGTTGTTGGCGCAGGCCTCATATTCGTTTGGGGTAACGGTATGGCTCCTACTACTGGTCTTGTTATCGCTCCACTAGGCCAGTCGTTCTAGTGGCAGGCTTGTTATATTACTCCGGCTCTGTCTCGTGCTATTGCACCAGTACCAGAACGACCGCTAAATGCGGCACTTTCTAGTGATGTAAGTTTCTTAGTCTGTCTCTTAGCTTCTGCTGAACCAGGAAGATTTAGAACACTTGCTTCTGCAGTCTGCTGTGTGTATGGGTCTTGCTTGTAAATTGCAGAAAGTTGTCCACCACGCATAGTATCTTCAGCAATTGTAGCTGCATCTTCTTGATATCTTTGCTTAGTTATTCCAGCCTTTTGTAGTTCTTCTGCTCTTACTTTCGTTGCAGTAAGACCTGCACCCATTTGTGCTCCACCGATTTCAGCAGCAGTTACCTTACGCTTTATCACATCTTTTGCATTTGCAGGATCAAGAACATAGGCAAGTATATCGCCATTCTGGATGTCTGGATAAAACTCTTTAAGCGCTCTGAGTACTTCTGGGTTAGCATTAACAACACGTTGTTGAGCTGTCATAATTCTATCTTCTAATTCGATACTGTCTACATCGTTAGCAATCAACTGGTTAAACCCTTGTTGTGAAGTTACTCCAGTTACTGGGTCGACTGTCTGCTTCCAATAAGTACTAGGTAGACCGTAGTTACGCATAACATTCTGGTATTGATCTTCTAACGTAATGTATTGTGCTGGGCTTAATGCTCCAAGCCCTGCTTTAATACGGTCTTTGTTTGCGCTAAAACGATTTTGATATGCTGCAGTATTCTGCAATTTAATAGCAAACTCTGATGGATCAAAAGAATTGTCAATCAAGTAGTTCTTAATATCAGACACTAGCATACCTAGTCCGTACTTATTAAACTCCTCGTAAAGAGTATTGTAAGCAGAAACTCGTTCTGCTTTTTTTCCAGCAGCAATATTTTGATCAAAAGAACCACCTGATGTACCAGCAGTTAACTCAGTAACAGCACCATTACTATCTGTGCTAGTTGAATAACCATCACTGTATTTTGTAATAGTGTTACCATTAGGATCTTTTGTTGTGCTGACTACAGTCTTAGTAGCTGTTCCACCACCACCACCAACCATATCACCAGGTGTGCGCATAAAAAATCGCTGACCAACTGGATTGCCTCCGACTGTTGATGAAAAGAATGCTTCTATGTTATACTCAGCAGCATCTGTTGCTGCTGTTCTACCAACACCTGGCTGTACGGTTGCCCACATCGCTTGGTTTAATGCAGACCAAGCAGTACCCATACCAACTTTAGGTTCTAAAACTTTTGCATTAAAGAAAGGATTTGGTACTTTAATCCACGAATCAGTTGCAGCATCGTAAACTGTTGAAGTTGGCTCAGTTGCACCTAATCGGCTATACGCTATAAAGCGTGCATTAAAAGCCTGTGCATCCAAGTAAGCATCAGGTGCCACTGGCGCTCTACCGCCGCCCATCTGGTCCTGCATATATTTGTTGTGCTCAGGAGTACCAAATATGTATACTGGTTCTCTACCTGTTATGCGTCCACCAGTTAATGCTTGAATTTGTTTTGCTGCGTAAGAATCATTCGCTAATTGCCCAGCCTGGTTTGCGGCTTCTTCTTCATCAGATATTTTACGGTCTGCTCGTGTAGAAGTTCCAAATACTCCTAATGGAACAGCTTGTCCTCCAAAACTTTTTCCCTCAGCCTCTTCTTTTGCACGTTGTGCAATTGCTTCTGCTTCGCTGTTTACGCCAAGTCTTTTTAAGTATTCTTCATAAGAAGTTCGTAATTGGGCTTGAGTACCTTTTTGAAGTTCTTCCCATTCAGCACGAAGCATCGTTCCAGCCTGATAATATCCAGCCATTTTTTACCCCATAAATCCAAAGTCTTGAAGAACCTGTTTAGTAGCATTTGCCACCTGGCTCTTAGCTTTATCTGTGTACTGCCAACGATCATCCTTACGTAATTGCCTGCGTAATTCTGTAAGACTTATGTTACCAGAAAGAGCGTTCTGAACATTTCTATCTGTTACATCAATAGATGTATAAGGCAATTCTAACTCATCAGCTATCGTTGCTCTATATGGACTGATGATGTCAGTTACATCATTGCCCTCATCAATTAACTTCTTAACCCAATCTGGCATAGAAGTCTTTGCGTAGTTACGAATCATCTGATTAAAGTTCTCAATGGAAGCACCCGATTGGAGTTCTTTAATAACTTGGTCAATAGTATCAAAGCCAAGAACCTTTGGTAGCATTTCAATTGAAATACCATTACGAGTAGCAGTTCTGAGCAATGTGCTGTAATCAACTGCTGGTGCGCCACCAGTCTTACCTGGTTCAAATGGTTGCTTAGTTGTTAACTCATCAACAATTGTTAAGTCATCAATACCACGAAGGTAGTAGTCATCAAGTTGCTTATCTGTATATGTGATGCCTCTTGCTTTAAGCTTAGGAATAAGAGCAAGTTTCCAGCTTTTCAAACGCTCTTTGAATAGATCACTATTTTCCAACTGCATTAAGTAGCGATCTCTAGCGTCAGTGTCTAGCTTTGCCCACTTGGTCTTAAACAAAAGATCCGCTGCTGCAGTTGGATTTGTTTTGTAAAGCTTAAAAACATCTGTGAGTTCTTTTCCATAAATGGCATCTAGGAGAAGTGCTTCACCAATTCCAAATTTAACTAAAGCCTTTAAGCCCGCAGCAATCTCTGCATCAGTTAAACCCTTTGGTACTGCAGGATCATCAACAATAATTACTGGACGACCCTTAGGATACTTAGCATCGAAAGCCTTTTTTAGTGAGTTCCAAGCGGCAACCCCAATAACACTTTTTGGAGTTCCATTTAATTGTGCAAGTTCTTTATCATACTGAATCTGTTCTTGTGTATCAGCCACGTGAACCTCCTAACGTATTAAACATCCAGCTTGTAAAATCAACACGTTCTTTACGCGCTACCTCTTCAGGTGTTGCCTTACGAATAGCAGTCTCTGCAACTGCTGCTGCCTGCTCTTGTGAGAAACCAGGTGTGCTAACTGTCTTAACTTCTAACTTGCCAGTCTTAGGGTTCTTGACCTTGTTGCTAGTAGATACAGTTCCAGTAGAAATCATATTATCAATAGACTTCTTAAGATCCTTGTACCACTTTGCTGACTTGTCAGCATCTGTAATTCCTTGACCGCGTAGAGTCTGAGATACATCATCAATCATCTTAATACGATCTGCTTCTGTGTACTGGTAAACGCTTCGACTTGGTAGGTTAGGCGTACCAGATCCTGTACCAGTTGGTGCTTGGTAGTTCTCAATTAGAAACTCACGGATAGTAAGTGCTGGACGACCAGTACGAGCAGCCTCTGTAGCAAAGTCTTGAGATGCAACGATATAAGCATCTGCTAACTTCTTGTTGTACTTGCTAGATGCAGTTCTAAGATAGCCTGCATCCTTAAGTAATTTAGACAATGCAAGGCGATCTTTTGGTGCCATATTAAGTACGTCAACTGCATAAGGATCTGTTGCTGTAGATTGCCCTGTTTGCCCACCCTTGAAACCTAGGTTACCGTTGGACGCGCCTTGCTTAGAGATGGTCGAACCACTAGGAGGTAGGCCTGTGTTTTTCCAGTTATTAAAGAATCCACTTTCCATTACTGTATCTCCTATTAGTCTCTGATTAGTTTCGAGAACAAAGCAAAGTAAGCATCTTCTGCGTTACGGTTTAACTTTGACAAACGAAGCAACTCTACTTTTGTACGCTGCTTAAGCATATCCTTGTAATTCTCAGCAGACTGTGAGCTGCCAAATACTGAATCACGTGCGTTGATATAATCATTGTATGTAGTCAACATACCCTCAATAGGTTGACGAACTGCTGGGTCTACCTTAACTGTTGGGTCTGACAACATAGTTGTTAAATCAGTTAATGCCTGTGTGCGCTTGATTGCATTCTCTGCGCCCTTACCCATTTCTTCTTGCAGGTTAGGGCGTGCTTTCTTGTACTGCTTAGACCAGGTTTCCCATTGTGTTTTAAGATTACGCTTAGCAAAGTCACTAAAAATAGTTGCTAGTTCTTCTTCGTAAAGGTCCTTTTGTGAATAGTAGAAAGCCTCATCGCGTGCTGTGCTTACTTCACGCAAGTAATCGTCAACCAACTTAGACTTCTTGAGTCCCATAGTTGATAGCAACTTGTAAGCATCGAAGTCGAAATCGCCTTCTTTTGGAATGAAGAATCCTGCACCCTCTGGGTACTTCTTAATAAGCGCTTTGTTATCATTAACCCACTCGGCAGCCTTCTTATTAGCACTAAGAATTGCTACTACCGTGCTGTCAGATTCAGATACTGTGTATGGAATTTCTTTAGGGAACAAACGAATCCATTCACCCATAGCTTTATCATAACTACCAGTCTTTGTGACTAGGTTATTAAAGGTTTGTTTGAAGTTAGTCTCGCCATTCTCACGTGCCCATACAGCAATCTCGCTCTTAAGAGTTGTTTGAGGTGATGCAGGTACAAAGAAACCAAGGGTGAAGCGCAGGAACAATGCTGTGATAGTAGATGCAGCCAATTTATCCTTGTAATCTTCTAACTCACCTACAGTTAAATCAATTTCCTTGCCAGTTACTGGATCAATCTTAGGTGTTAAACCGTGACCATTAGCCTCTAGGTATGCAGCAGCCTTACGTGATGCTGATGCGTACTGACTTACGCGCTCATCGCGGTCCATTGCAGATAAGAAGCGATTTAAGTGTGCCGGAAAGATTGCACTAATCATTGGTTGATCTTCTGCGTACGCACCTAGTAAAGCTCTTTCAAATTTATCTAAAGCTGGTACTACATTGAAGATTGCCTTGAGTGATACTGCAGATAAAGGACCTGCAAATGTAGGAAACAGTGAGTCTGGGTTGGTAGATGGTGTAATCATCTTCAACTTAGCGCTGAACTCAATAGGCATTGGAGCCTTAATGCCCTCTTCTTGTCCAAAGAACTGCATTACCTTGCCCATTGCTTGGTACATTGCTGTAGTTCCTGGGTAGAAGAAGTAATCTTCACCAGTATCGTCTGTCTGTACAAAGCCAGAGTGTGCAATTCCATCGTATGTTAGTGATGCACGAGTGATTGCCTCTGGGTTATAGCGAACTGTACGATAAAGACGGCGATAGAAGTCTTCAGTGGCACGATAGAAACGTGCAAAGTTACGAGCAGACATAGCAAGTTGGCTACGAACTGCAGGATTATCAACGTATGCTAGTGCGCTATCCTTGGCCAAATCTTCAGCTAGTGCGTTGATCTGATTCTTTGCAGCTTTGAAAGCCTTTGCGTATGCCTCGTCAGTTTTACCAGCAGTAAGTTGGTCAATAACCTTTTGGCTATAACCAGAACTGTCTAATTCTTTGCGATAACGTATTAGTTCGTTGATAACAATAGGTTCACGAGTCCAACGTGCGTTGGCCTCACCCATTGCATCCCAGCCCTTATCAAAGATAGAGGCTGCAAAGTTATCTGACTCAGATACTGGTACAAGCGTTGGGCCTGAAATAAATGTTGGTGCCATCTTAGGATCATTTGGCAAATCAGCAAGACGTAGATCTTTAGCAGTTACTCGTACGTAACCATCTGCATCTGTTTTTACTACCTTGCTCCAAAGTTCTTCATTGAGTTTTCCATCAGCTCTAGAGAACAAATTATTTACAGCAAGGAAGGCACGCTGTGCGTGTGTGGATTCATCTGCACCCTTGAAGTACAGCTGAAATCTAGCTTTGTCACGCTCTGGCAATGACTTGAGATAGTTAAACATTTGCTTGATTGCTTCGTCCTCATTCTTGAGGTTCTTAACAGCAATACGTCCTAGATCGTCATTAGCCATTACGCCAAGTTGGAATAGCCAACTGACCTTTGCCTGCTCATTAGCAACAGGATTAAAGTTTGTAAATGGGATATCACCCATTGAGCGTTTGTACGCTTTACCATCAACGGTGACTGCTTCCATCTTTCCAAAGCGAGATATATCATCTGCAATGTTCTGATAGCGTCCACCACCACGTGCACCGTTCTTGGCACCTTCTGCAACTTCGGAAAGTAAATCAGTTAGATTTCCATTTTTAGCTACATCTGCAAGAATTTCTGCAGATTCTGGATCTAACTTGTAGCCTAGTTTACGACGAAGGAGTGCTTCTGCCATAATTCCGCGAACGTCATCTTCGTTTGCTGCAGCTTTCATTTTTATAGCAAACTCTTCTAGTTCATCAGCAAGAAGGAACTTGTTTACAGCACCTAGTTCTCCGGACTGAACGTTAAGGAATACTGTGTCCTTAAACTTCTGTAGCGCAGAATCTTCTCCGCCTATACCTTTGCTAACACGTACACGTGTAGAAAACAATTTACCTTTTACTAAGTCCCAAGGATTGCGACCACGTGCCAGATAAAACATATCATCTTCAATAGAGTTACGCATAGGGAAGCGAGGACCTGCAAGAGTTAAGAACGACCAAGTAGATGTTACTAGATCTGCGGTCTTGTTATGTGAAACACCAATAATCTTAGAGATCAATCCTTGGCGAGCAGCGAATCTGTCCAACTCTGAAACAGATGGAATAACCATAGATGATGATAATTGATATGGGAATAGAGCAAGTTGCTCACCGTTAAAATCTGCTGGGTTGCCAAGACGGTTGCCATCTACAACAATATCTGCAGCGTAACGCTTTTCTAAACCCTTGCCTGCAAACTCTTCCATAAAAGTTTTTCCTGGTTGACCTTTACGTACACCACGTGTAGTAAAGATTGTGTTCCATAGACCTTTAGTAATCTGCATACGCTGACCTTCATCACCTGCTGCAAAAGTCTCAGCAATGATTCTGCTGTGGTAGCGAGAGTTGGTTAGACGTGCTGTGCGATAGATCTCATCTGTAGCATTAGGACCCATTACATCAAAAACTTTAGATGTTGGATTAGCTACTTTTGTAAACTTACGAGCAAATCGATCAATACGTCCTTGTATCTGATTTTCAGTAAAGCGAACTGCACCATCTGGACCCTTAATGCGTCCTACTCTACCTTCAAGGGATGCAATATCTTCTGCACGTGTAGTAATACCAGTGAGGATATCTTCAAATTGAGGTGCAGTTCCGTATAAAGCCTGTACTAATTTTTGTCCAACATTATCAATGTTAAGAATTTTGTTTCCAGTAGTTAAGGCTTTTACACGAGCGTTTCGTGCTACTGTCAAACGTGGAACAAGTGGAGTATTACGTGCAGCTTGTCCTGTAAGAATTGCTTTCATATCTATACCGTTTTGAAAGTAAGCCTTAGCAGTATCTGCATTTGTTACACCAGCCTTGACGAACTCGTCAATAGCAGCAGGTCCAAACTCAGGAGCAATACGACGTAAAGTAGTTGATGCTTGTTCTCCAGCAATAGGGTTCTTTGCTTTGCGTGCTTTAGCAAGTTTATCTAGTTCAGATCCGTAAGAGTTAAAAAAGTTAACTACCTTTGGATTAGTAAAGGCTGCATCTAATTTCTTTGGATCTCCGACTACTTTAATCAGTGAATAATTAAAAGCATCGTAGGCTTTCTTAGCCTTACCAAAAATAATGGTTGGATCTGCAAAGATACGAAATCCAGCATCGCCAGTTCCTGAAATGCCCTTGTATAGAAAACCTGTGCCTTCTAGTGATTCAGGTAGAAGTGCATTTGCAAGTTGACGACCAGGTGAGTACTTAGCTGCGACGACTGCATCGTAAGCGTCTTGCCATAGTGGATCTTCATTTTTAGCAGCACCTCTTGCAATCTGCTTTTCTGCTTCAGTTCCATTTGCAATAAGATCTGAAAGTGAAGTACCTTGAGAAACTTTTTGTGCTACACCGACATAGTTATTGCCATATTTCTTAATAGCACTGTTGATACGTGGCTCGTTGAAAACAATTTCGCCGTTATCGTTAGACTTTTTCCAAGCCTCAGAGAGAACAGAAAAGTTTTTAGGTAGATAGTATTCAGCACTGCCTATTGGAATCTGCTCGTTAGCAATAGCACCTGCACGATAAACACGAGATGTAAAATCTGAAACCTCAGTAAGTGCGCCGATTACAGCACCGCCTGTGTAGTGCCAAGCACTACCTAGCCAACCACGCTTTTTTTGTTCTGGTTCTGTGCCAAAGGTTTGCTTTAATGCTTGTTGTTGATCTGCAGGCAAAGTCTGAAACTTTGTACGTGCCTCAGATGCTGGCATATCTAGTAAACTCTTATGAGTATTCAAAGACTTGGACAGTGAATCAATTCTATCTTTATCTGTTGCAGTTAGACCTGCTTGAGCTGCAGCAATCTTAAGATTATTTTCCGCCACTACATACCTCGCGCAAGCATATCCTGATACAGAATCGCTATTTCACCTGATTCATCGTATGGCAATAATTTTGCCAATGTATCGGAATACTTCTCTACCATCTGTGGACGCATAGTAAGCGCTTCTGAACCTGGGCCTGGACCCATATCAATGCCTGAAGTGATCGGGCTATCTGGTCGTTCTGTTGGTGCAAATAATTCTGTTACTGGTGCCTGTGTTGCTGCATCGCGTACATCGCCTGCACGAGCAGGACGTGTATCTGGAGTTGTAGAAAGCGGAGCACCTGACTTAATAGCCTGCGTCTCAACGCCTTCACCGTATGCTGTAGAACCCATTTGTAGATTGTCGGTACGTGTTGAGAACTTACCTGGGCCTGCTGGTCCAGCCAGTGGATTCATCATACTCACTGTTTGTCCTCCTCTAACTTTTCTAAATCTGCTGTCATATCTTCCCAAGCCCTGTTGGTTTGAGTAAGATGATTTGATTGGTAAATAGATAATTCCATTAGTTCACCTGTTAATGTTTCAACAGATGATGCTATGTTGTGTAGGAAACCTACACCGATAACTACAAAGTCAAGAAAGCGCACTGGACGAGGAACGTAGTTGTCATCTTTCATCGCCCAGTACACCTCCCATTAAAAGTATTATCCCTTTTTGACTGCGTTTCCGCGTCGTCCTGCTGGCATCATTGATGGTACTACCTTGCCTGGTCCTGCTGGCTTGGAGGTATCCTTCTTGCCTTCGACGGCCTTTGACATTGGTGCTGCTGCACGTGATCCTTTGTTCATATTTACACCTCCTCTGATTATGCTGCGCCGGTGATACCAGCTAGTAGTTGGGCTATATCTGGACGTTGACCAGCAGCAGGGGCCTGACCACCTTGTTCTTGTGGAGGTTGCGCTGAGGCTGGGGCGGGGGCCGCACCTGCCGCTGGAAGTTGTTGTTCCATACCTGGTGCCATAAGTGGCATCTCTGGGGTTGGAGGTGGTTCTGGTGTAAATGCTTTTTCGATAACCGCTTCTAGCGATTGGCCCTTTTGCCGACCTTGGATAACAGATGCAATGCGGGTGATAATTTCACTAGGGTCTTGACCTTGCGCTGCGAGGGCAGGAATCGCCTGAGCATACTGTGCAACAGCAACACGCAAAGAATCGCGCATCTCTTCAATATCGACACGTTGTTCCTCCTGAGTTACATTCAAGTCCATTGGAATCTCACGACGTACATAGTCACGAGATACGAGCTTGTCTGAACGCATTTGTAGTAAAGCAATGATGGCACGGTTA